GACGACCTTCTTCGTGATCGGCTTGACCAGCTTCTGCAGCACGGATGCGATTGGCTTGCTCAATATGGCCGCAGTAGTCGCAAACGCTGCAGTTATCGCAACTGAAACGGTCGGGCCGACATCAGGCACATAATTGTTGACGACCTGTGCGACAGGCACAGGATCCCAAAGCGCTACGCATTTGCCGTCCTGCAGCTCATAGCCCGCAAGGACCTCTGTCCCTAATTTGTTAAACGATCCGATTTCTTTCGCGCCGAAAGCTGGGCACGGTGGATCTGGTGGCAGTCTTGAGTCGTCGGGGTCGGCACCCGGCACACTTGGGGAAGGGATCGCTGCCGGGGCTTCCAGCTCCGGCCTTTTCATTTGCGCTTCTGGCGGCTTAACCCAAGTGAAGTCACGGGGCCTGTAGTCAGGTGCCTCATACACCGGGACACTTCCGTCGCACAAGGTGATTGTGCCGCGTGGATCGTCCTCAAAAGTTTCAACACCACCACCTTTGCCAACCCGCGCTCGAACGCAGCCAGGCATTTCAATAACTGGGAACGCTGCTGAAGTGACTGGGGCTGCAGCTGGTAAAACAGGGGGCGGGATTGGTTGACTTACAGAGATGTCAGGAACGCCAATCCTCTGCACACCTATCTCACGGATTTGAGGCATGAAGTCAGAGCGGTTTACGGCAGGACAGTTGTGGATCGAACGTAACCGCAGACGCGAGGGTCCGCCTGTCGTCTACACCGTATTGTGCGGCAACTCAGCTAGACCATTTACTGATTCAAAAGCGATTCTCAAGTGGGTGAAGTGGCCCAAAGGTACGCCTACAGGTGACGCGCTACGGGAATGGCTGGCGTCGTTTGATAAGAAACCTGAGGCACCCACGCCAGAACTGGACATGGCGAAAGTCAAGGCTGAAGGCTTCGGGCCTGAAGCTCATGACGATGATCCAACTGCCCATACGAAAATGGTCACCTAATTTTGAGCGTGCTATAAAAGCCATACGCATACCGGCGTCTCCCGCGACGAGCGCTCCGTCACTGCGTACGCTAGACCTAGTTCCCAAGCTGTTAGATCAGCCTCTGTTCTGCTAGAGCGTCGGCACT